GTGCCGTTACGGTCGTGTACTCCTGGACGTCCAACGATATGGATAAAACTTTTACATTCTGTGATCTGCCTATAAGGGAATCTTTCGCGGTTTACAGGGACAGGGATATGTTCTGTTGGTACACCAAAATTCATACGTTCGATATTCCAGCGGGTAGGAGCAGCTAACATCGATGGTTTAGGTAGGTCGGGTTGTCTCACATAATCGCAGAATTCCCAGTTTGGTTGCTGTATTATTTTCGTGTTTGTTTCAGCTGCTATCTCATGTAGGCGATAATTCAAAGGTGTTTCGGCATAAAATACGGTATCTGATTCGCATAGCCAACGGATATCTTCGTCGTTAGGCCATAGTGTATAGCGTGCGTCTGGATACCATGAACGGTCGATAGGCATCTTGTTATGTTGTGAGAGATCTACCAGTAAGATACGTTCTGGGCGCATATATTCGCAGAAATCTTTCATCTGATAACCCAAACCTGTAGGAGAAGCGTAAGCTATAACCCCTAATGTCATGATTCGCCCCATTTAGGGTCGGTGCCGCGCCCATCGAGATGATACGAACGTTTCATGTTACCTTCAGGGGTATACATGTATAGGCGGTGGTCTTGCCATCCAGGTAGGCCACGTTCCAGCCATCCTTGTTGTGTTATGCCGTGCATACGATCCTCTATCATGGTTTTCCCGCCGTCGAAATATTGGTCTAAGATCCTACGATAGTAAGCCGTTGTTGCTATATGGGGGCGTTGTGACCATTGTGCTGTTTTCTGGAAACGGTGAGTCCCAAAATTCTTGTAGCTGTCAGGCACCATAAGATGTTGATGTTCAGGGTGTATCCCTGCCTCATGATGTAAACGCACCAGGTCAGCATCGGCTAGACAAGAATAGATTTGGTTGAAAGGGATTTTGTAGTCTGTAACTAATGGCGTGTCGTGTTCTACAAACATGATATATTCAGTATCGACATGTTTTAAAGTCCGTGAAGTCATCTCTGCCTGGTGTAAATGTTCATCATATATCCAAGGTACGACATTCTCGTATTTGAAATTAGTAAGCCATACGAGCTTACGTAGATATTCTTCATAGTTTTCTTTATAGTGTTGTTGCTCTGGGCGTACCCCGTCACACATGATATATATCGGTGCGTCTGTATGATGCCGGATCGAATCTAGGGTCTCTTCGATAATTTTAGTATCAGGATGCGACATGATCGGTGATGTAGCTACAAGTACCGTCAATCGTTCGTTAGGCATATTAGAGTCTATTCTGAGCCACCTTCGCATCTGATGTTTATATTGTTGCCACCACGCACTAACACGGTTTTGTTTATACGGGTAAGTATCACAAAAATAGTTTATTGTCCCAGGTGCATCCTGCCAATGTTCTATTACAGGCAACGGGTGTTCACCGAAAAGATGATACCAATAATTTTCCGAACCGCCCTTCGGATCTAAACCATCTAACAACGGTACACATTGTGCTTCTAGGGCTTCATATACTCTGAAAGTGTCGGGGATTACAGCCCCGCTAGGACACGGCGCGACTTTAGCCGACCATAGTTTCTCTATATATTGTTCAGGTGTTAACCCTTGGGTGAAACCATCGGTCTGTAAAAGAAACCCGTCTTCTAACGGCTGTAGATATTGTACGAGTTGTTTGCGTCTAGCATGGGTTTTTTGTCCTGCGAAAACCCACCTTAAAGACTTATCAGGTAAACCTAGCTTATGGAGTGTAGGACGTGTGTGTGGCGTATATCCTATAGGGATATAGCGTGTAATGTTTTTGTATGCGTTTTGGTGTGGCGATTGTAGCCAAGATATCCCTTCGAGCTTTTCGGCAGGGTAGAGGGCTTCTTCATCTCCGATAATAATTTTGAAATCGTCTGTGTGTGGACGGTCAAAATAACGTCCTGGGATGACCGTAGCGTTAGTCTCGTCTACCCCGATGTCTTTTAGTAGTGTCTGATCCCAGAATTGTCCGCCCTCTTGTCCTTGAGGATCTAACCACCTAGCCATTCTTCGGGGTGAAGAACCAGTGTTCTTCATGGTCGACCGCAAGTAGTTCCGCTTCATATTCGCAATCGTCCATAAAGAAAAGTATATCCTCTTTCGTATAACCGTAATCTCGTTCGCACATGTCGGGGTGTATAGAACACCACACTAAAGGTTTATGTTTCCTTAAAGTCTGTTCTGCCCCTAAAAGGACTTTGAGTTCAGCGCCTTCCACGTCAATAGTTATATGATTAGGGATGGTTTTCATGTCATCAACAAATGTATCTATGCGCATAGATTGAACTATCGCAGTATCGTCATCATCATGTAGATTACGATACTTACGTTTCTCTATAACATCATTATCGTAAGCACACTCAGGCCAAGGAGCTACCCATTTGTTTTCTGGAACATCAAAATCTGATAGGAAACCACAGAAAGAATGTTTAGGATCTGCCAAATTGTTTTTTTCATATATTGCTTTTATGCCAGGCCAAAATTCAGCAGTAGGTTCGATCAGCACAACGTTTGAAGACATATATTTGCTTATGAGTGCTGACATCCAGCCTTGTTCAGCTCCTACATCAAAAACAATATCGCCCTGTTTAATATGTTTCTGCATCGACTGAATACGTTCTCGTTCCCAATAGTCCCATACGTCCCACTCGGCAAGAGGATGGAATAGTTCTAATTCGTAATCGTAGTTTCTAGTTTCGCCTTGACGGTGAATCTTTACAGTAGACCACTCAAGATCTTTGATAGGAATAAAAGAATCAGTCATTTAGTTGCCTTTGTTTTGCGGCTCTAATTCTTGAACACAATTTACAATCACGTTTTACCCCATAGGGGGTTTCCCTTATCTTTGCGTCTTTCAAGTCATGTCCTCTAGAGCAGTGTGTTTTTATTGAGTTGATATATGCGGCATTAGTTTTACCGTTCCCAATAATGTTATTTCTATACGATACTTGCTGTAAATGTTTAGGATTCACACAGGAAGTGTTATGGCATTTATGGTCAATAGTTTGCCCCTTAACTAATTCCCCTACAAAATGTTTATACGCCCATCGATGCACAATAACCGTTTTGTTTTCTTCGTCTCTGAATCGCCCATAACCTTTTTTGTCTTTTCTTCCAGTCCACACCCAGCAATCTTTTTTATCAACTCTTGAAAAGAAACGATCCTCTATTGGCTGATAGCCCGCCCCAATTTTAGTTAAAGGGTTCCCATGCCTACGCAATCTTTGCGCGTGTTTACCACATAAGCTATGACTATCTATTGGTTTATCACAGTTTTCCATAGAACAAATCATTTGAATACCTTAGCCAACACTTCTTGTGCGCGGTTGTCATATGTGTGATCTTTAATTGTCCTATGATGTCCTGCTAATCGTATAGATTCTCTCTCATCATCATGGTTCAAATAATAATCAATCAACTCTTTAAGCTGGCCGAAATTGCCGTACTCATAAGTAATCAATTCTTTACCTAAAATAAAACAATCCTCTATGCCTTTAATATAAGGAAAAATAACGAATCCCCCACGTCCAGTAGCTTCAAATAAGCGGTCACTAAAGTACTCTGGATGGTCGAAACCTAAACATAGAGTATCGCCTACTGTGACCTTAGTGCTTGCATATAAGTTATTGAGGGAAAGTCCCCGTACAGTTCCCCAGGGTTGTACATCTCCGGCATAACGTCTGAATCTGTCAGTGTAGGTTTCGGAAAGCCAATTGATGAGTTTTGGGCGGTAACTATATTCAGGGTGATATCCGTAGGAGCCAACAAATGCGAGATCTCCTCTAAAACTGTCGCTGATTTGCCCATAATGACACTCCCTAGCAACAACCCCTGCTTTAACATAGTGGTGGTTAATGCCTTTAGCTCTATACCAATCATTTGATCCCCCATCTGCCGTAAAAATATAGTCCAGGCTCCACCAAGGGTGGGTTCCTACGTCTTTTTCTCGTTCTAAACCTCTCCAATAATCTAGATGGTAACCGATAGTGACGATACCTTTGTCTTTAAAACGTTGTATGAGTTCTTCTATAGGGAAACTACCTGGTGTATGCCAGCCGTGCGTATGGACATAATGGAATATATCGGCATCTTGGGATCGTTCCCATATTTCATCTGTGGTGGATCGGTTCTCTTGGAATTCTAGAACTTCATGGCCTAGATCGCGGTATGTCCATACCCAGTCTTGTTCTGTAGAGTACGGAACTTCATGGTTTCCTAAAAAACTGATTTTCATAATTCACCTCTGTCGGGAAGGCAGGATTTAAACCTGCGACCCTCCGCTTCCAAAGCGGATACGCTAACCAAGCTGCGCCACTTCCCGAAAATGGTGGAGTAGGCGTGTACCGACGCCTCGTTCTTAAGCTCCCTCTCCGGTGTCAATTCACGACCTGGCAGTGTTACGCTTCCAACGCTTACTCCGTCATCCGAAGATGGGTTTTCCCCAGCGGCAACCTGAGAGAGCCTCCACCAAAATTTCATCATACCCCCTTATAATTCAATATCTGGTGTAATTTATGTTTAATATTTACGAGATCTTTCTGCTGTTCCATAACCTCATCAATATCTTTATAAGCTCTAGGATCTTCATCTATAAGGCTTTTAGAATCTTTGTTCCACGCTTTACCTTCCATAGCTTTCTCTAAACCTTCAAGATCAAGATTTTTTCTAGCTTGCGTACGAGACATACGTCGTCCAGCACCATGAGAACAAGACATATAACTAGCAGGGTTACCTAAACCTTCAACGATATAAGAGCTAGTACCCATCGATCCTGGAATGACGCCCAGATCACCTTCACGAGCACGAATAGCTCCCTTCCTGGTTACAAGAACATTTTCGCCATAATGAGCTTCAATATCGCAGAAATTATGGTGGCAGTTGATCTCTTGCTCCCATATAACTTCACGGCCAAGAAATTTATCTATATCTAGTTTGATGTTATCTAACATAGATTGGCGGTTTAACATCGCGTAATCTTGCGCCCATAACATCGCAGAGACATACTCGTCATACTCTTCTGTTCCGCGGACAAGATATGCAAGATCAGGATCATCTAATTCTATAAAGAATTTTTTCATTAGTTTCTTGGCGTTATTGATATGTTTTTCTGCGAGTTCTTTACCTATACCGCGAGAACCTGAATGTAGTACGATCCATACCCGGTCGTTTTCATCTAAACATATTTCTACAAAATGGTTACCTGAACCTAAAGAACCTAGCTGTTTAGCAGCTTTGTTGAGTTCTTTGTCGTTTAGGGTTACGCGACTATCTTTTAGAAGGTTATCTTCTGATAGTTTTGTGTGTCCTTGACCTACCCCTGCTGGGACAGATTTAGATATAAGAAAATGTAGATAATCCAGATCATCAGGTAAGTCTTTAGACGTTAAGTTAGATTGGCAAGCAATCATCCCACAACCGATATCTACTCCTACAGCAGAAGGAATCACAGCACCTTTAGTAGCTACTACAGAACCTATGGTTGCACCCATTCCTACATGAGCGTCCGGCATTAAAGCTAGATGCCCTGACACAAAAGGCATCGCTGCGGTTTTCGCTGCTTGTTCTAGCACTCCTGGTTCAGGGTTCTTAACCCAAGAAAGTATGTTATCTATTTTTTCTGGCATAATTCCTTCTCTATGCTGTCCGCCGTAAAACTAATTTTCATTGTGTACCGTTTCGTATTCTTTAATGCAATCCATCTCAGCTTGTTGGCTATACGCATAATCTAAACATTCAGGTATAGCAGGATCCGTATTATCGCATCCCCCCGGAGGGTTAGACCACCTGTCGGGGTATTGGCAGAATGTTTCTTGTGGGACGGTAGAGGCTGTAGTTTTTGTTGTATAGGTTTTAGGGGGGAGGTTAGGAGCCGAAGTTGTAGATGTGACTAGCGTTAAAGTACCCATCTGTGTTTTAGGGGTATATCTGGTTTCTGGTTGTTTATCGTGTGGGATCAATATTGTCCCGATTAATGCTATTAGTGCAATGGATAGATATTTCATTTTGTTCTCTCTCTTAAAAGTTGATCTATAAAAGCGATCGTGTCTGATGGTTCAGATTCGCGTTGAAGGTAGTTATATAGTTTTTTTGTTTCGCTAGTCGACAAAGGAGAATAGTAGGTGTCGTCTGAAATATGGCCGTGTCTTTTTATATATTCACGCATATATTCTTTCCGTAGCCTGTTAAGACGTACGATATCTAGATTGATTTCCGATAGCATTGTTTTTAGCTGGTAGTCAGTTTTTTGTTTTAAATCCATATGCTCTCCTTAGATGCCATCCTTTACTAGGGTGGTGGCCTACGATCTCGCTGCGGGATTTATACCAGCTATATCTAGAAAGTGCCCCTATGGTGGATCCGATGGTACGCCCCCAAGCGTTCGCTATGTCTTCCAGCGAATAGATGAAATCGTTGTAGCCGTTACGTTCGAACCATATTGTCCGTAGGAAATCAGAGAAATCTTGTCGTGCTAGCTCCCATTCACGGTAGGCGAGGCTACGGCCAGCGAACCACGATGCACCTTCGCTCATATCTTTTTTTATTTCGACTCCGCGATCCGATGCTGCTTTAACGTCTTTGAATTTTAGGCATTGTTCATTTAGCCATTCGTCGTATTCTTTCTGGTCTTGAGCCCAATAATTCCATGTAGACCAGTGCGCATGGAAATACTGGTATGACTTTTTACAGTCATCTAACCGTTTAAGATGCTTCTCGAATTCTCTAGTTAGGTTCACTTGTCAACTCGTTTAGTTTCTCTATCACTTCAGAAGCAGATTGTTTAGATAGCTGTTTGAATGGTTTGTTTGCATAGTTTTGTTTGTACCATTCGCCGAACAGGATATAGGTTTCTTTGTCTCTGGCTTGAAGTTGGGTTTTTTTGATTTCCATTAGCCCTAATTGTTTATCGGTTATCTGCCCCGATAGTTGCTTAGGTGGGACACTTTTAATTACTTTATTTAGGTTCACTGCCCCTTGTTGTACTAGCGCGTTTGCGACTTCATCAGCCGAAGCGTATTCTGTACCCGCATAACCTATCGACGCTAACGCACGACCTATCGCTGATGTTTCGGCGTTTTCTAGAGCTGAGGTTCTATTTATATTTGTGCTATCTCTTGTTTCTTCGCCATGTCCCGCCCCTATAACCGCCCCTTTAAAAGTTATGACGGCTTTCATGATTACCCTAGTATCGTCGTGGTATACGACTTGTGTGTCTATGCCGTATTCGGTGTCTTCGCCTGTGTCTGCAAGCCATCTTGCTAGTCTGCTTGCTATTGTCTCGTATTGTTTACCGTGTATGTTGACGGTTTCTTTTTGCGTACTCATATTTATACTATACGCTATATTTTTTTGTTTGTAAAGTATTACCTTTTTGGTGTCTATAAATATGAAACCAATGGGTAAAACAATACCCGGAAGAATCCGCTGTCGAACCGCACCTTCGGCCACTATACGGCCAGTTAGGTTCTATATGGTTACATCTTCTACGTTCACTCATTAGTTATTCCTCCTCAACCCGCCAAATATTTGAATGATCCGCCGACTCCAGTTGAATATTTACCAGCGACAGCTATTGCTTCCTTCAATAATTCGCGAGGAGCGATTTTAACGTATTTGTCTAAAATGTGCATTGCTGACCTTGCAAAATCTTCTCCACAACCACACGCATCGAATTTGTTTTCGCTTTCCAAAATTGAAAGATCATCTTGAATGTAGAAGATTCGTGATTCTATAACCACAATAAACGTTCCTATTGATTCTTTGGCTTTATCAATCTCCATATAACCATGATCTTTTAACAGAGTTCTAACACCTTCAATAAAGTCTGTGTGCATATATCTAGTAAGGGTTTGATTCGGCTTACGTTCAGGCAAATTGAACTGATATTCAAGAAGCTGACCCATGCGCCAGCTAGATGTATAGCCGAATAAAAAATTTTCTTTACGAAAAATTTTTCTATTACGAACAGTGTCCTTACGCCAACTGTTAGAACTTAGGCTGTCGCTTCCAATGTGTCCATTCCCAGCGTCGTCGACGTATGCAACAATACAAGTCATTCGGTTTCTCCTTTTAATAGACCCACCACAGCCGCAAGTTGCTCTAAAGCTGTTTCAATTCGTGCAGCGTAAAGCAACGGATCATTCAATGGGTTCAAGAAGCATCCTTCTAATATCTCACGCATTTGAGAGATCGTCTGTTGTTGTAGTTGTTCAACATCAAACTCAACAAACAACTCCTCGAAAGTCCCAGGTTTAATACTCCAATCTACGCCGTCTTTAGAAATTTCCCATCGGTAAACCATCCCTGAATCAATTTTTCTTGCAAAGATAGGCCGTCTTAGGGTATATAGTTTAGAATCACTCACCGCTACCATCCTCAAGATGTACACTGTTCAAAACAACATTGTCGCTGTGTTCTACAAAAGTCATAGCTGCTTCCCAGCCTGCCTTCCAAGCGTTAACTTCCTGCCTAGATAAAATGCTTCCAAAAGTTATAATCCCGTTCTCTGGCTGACCAGTTACTTCGATTCTGTATCGTCTAAAACCGATACGTTTAACTTCACAGAATTTGTTGATAAAGTATTTACTCATTTGTCTCCGTCTCCTTTATAAGAAACAACCGCCGGGAATAGGACTTGTTCTAACATGTCGTTAATCCCCCGATATTGGCTAATGAGAACTTCTAGCTTCTGAAGTTCGGCCTCTCTTGACAGGTCGTAAAACCTTTTTATCTCCGCGAAAAGTTCAGTTAATAAAGATTTAGTGTCTTCGTCTCCGAAAGCTAGGAGCTTTTCAATAAATTCTGTTTGTAGATTATTGTGCATGTTCTTGCCCTTCTAGTAGTTCTTTAACAGCCGACACAGCCCCACCAGTGAAATAGTCAATGTCTTCATCGTCAACTTCTTGCGGGTCTCGGTTACGGCATGTGCTGCGCATTCCGTATATTTCGTAGCGGATTTTCTTTTCTATCTGCTCGGTTATTGTTTCTGGTAACTCCTGCAACACAAACCAGTCAGCCAGGAAGTAATCATAGAAAGCTTTACCTTCAATGGGATTACCATATTCGTCTTCGCCTAAATCCTCATCTCGATAGAAACAACCGATTCGTTCAAGATCATTTGTCCACACATCTACATCGAGTCCATAGTCGTGACCATTCCATTCGATTTCGAATATTCCGCCTACTTCTAACCCGTCAATAGGTTTCTTAAGAATCGCTTTCATCTATGCTTCCTCTGCGACCATATATTGTTCTTTAGTCCAACCAAACGCTACAGCTTGGGCGTAATCCGCGTCAGCTTTCACACCAACATCAGGTAAACACCATTCGATATATTCTTGGTCTAATGAAGGGTGTTTCATTTTCAGACAATATTCAGTGTCGCCCGTACCCATAAAATCTTTCACCTCATACAGGACGGTTTCTTGTTTATCTTTCAAACCGAGTTTTTTATATTTAGTGCCTACAGAAATCGGTTTAGCATTCAATGCTTCTAACATGCGGTCGGCACGTAACATCGAGATAGCAGCAGCTCGTTGCTCAGCAGTCTTTAAATCAGCAAGGTCTTTAATAGTAAAATTTTGGATTATATATTCGCTAGAAACAAAATCACTCATTTACTTCTCTCTTTCTATATCTAATATTGCAGCAACCAACACGCCCTCCACGTTCGATTGCAACTCGGAATCTTCAAAGTATTCGATGCCGCGAGCCTGACAAAATGCTTTCGTAAACGAAGCGACCGCTTCAGCTATTTGTTGTTCACGAACAGACAAAGGGACAAACTGATTCTGAATTTGAGCGTCTGAACAAACTATATATCTTGGCGAGCCGTCATCAGGGTCATTGTCGATATAGACGTAGTTGCAATTCGTACTATATCTTGGACGTTCTGGTTCTATCTTGATTGCTTTTTTGAGTACATACTTATCGTCTATATCGTTCATTCTGTTTTCCTTATCGTATCTAAATCGTTTTACCTAATTCTGTAATCTGCCACACAATAGACTGATTACCAGACGACACAACACGCTTCAAGCCAGAATCCTCAACTAAACCCAGGTCGACAAGATCGCGGCATCGTTTTCTAGCGGTATCTGACCTGATCGGGACAGCCTCGCCAAGCTCTTCGTGTGTAAACCCGTATTCGCCTCTAACTTTGAATGCTGCTAAAACGATTGCTTTGTGGCCTTTAACGTTTTTGAGTGCGTTTTGTGCTGCATTGTAGGAAGTAATCGGGTCGCTAGATCGCGCCATCGTTTTGAGTTGTTCACGATCGCGTGCTTGTTGTGCGGCTGTTTTGCGTTCAGGTTCTATATATCTATTGTGTATTACGAGTGTTGCGGGGTCTATATCTTCAAAAGTGAATAGTTGGTCATCCATTATTTTTCCATTCTTCGTAGTCTCTTTCGCCTGCTTCTTCATAGTCTTGTTGTTCGATTTGTTGTTCTATGAGAGCTACATCGTAGAAGTGTTCTCGGTATATTGTTATAAGATGATTGATTAGATCGCGATCGGTTATTTTGTTAGTAGGTTTATTGAGGTCTTCGGCTATTTCTTTATATATTTCGTCGATTATTTGTGCGTCGATTTGTTCTTCTGAGATTTCCATTAGATTCCTTGGTTAGCTAAGATCGCCATGTAGACGATAAGGATGAAGAATGCCAATGCTGCGAAGATAAACCAAAAATAGTCTTTCATCGTGCTTGTGATTCTGTGAGCAATTTCACTACTTGAGATTTCACTTCTGGAAGTTTATCTATCGCATGATGGATGATCCCTCCTGCTTTCCCTGGGTTTGCTTCGATCCAACTGATGAGAACGCTTGGGTTTTCTTCTATGTGTTCACTGATGTTTTCTTCGATTATTGTGTTTGTCGGGTGGCTCATTAGATTTTCTCCTGGTTTCTTAGGTCGTCTAAAAATTCGGTTACTGTACCGCCGCGTTTTTCTTCTTCGAAATATTCGATTTTGTAGAGCAAGTTTGCAATAGCATCCGGGTGTGCCTCAATCCATTCAACAAGGTTTACTGTCTCATCGTGAGGTTCTTTCATGGCTTCTGCTTTCACTTGTTCCCAGGCTGATGGTTCAGCAAACTCACTCATTGTCGTCTCCTTCGTCGTCGTAATCTCTGTCTGCGTCATAATCTTCGTAGATAGCATGGCCTAGTTCGTAGCCGTGTTTTTCTATGAGTTCTTGTAGTACTTCGAGGTTTTCCATTAGTGTCCTGCGCTTTCTAGTATCTCGTATGCTTTGGCTTCGATGAAGTCTGGCATGTCGTCGTCTAGGATTCCATCTACTAGGGCTTGGAATTCGGCTAGTTCGTATGCTCGGTCTAGTGGTGTTTGTGTCATTGGTTTCCCTTTCATATCTATACTATACATTATTTATATCGGCGTGTAAAGTATTAATCTTTAATTTGTTCCGTTTGGGTGACCGTCACGCTGGGTGAACCATAAAAGTCCTGGTAGGAGGCTCGTGTTTGATTTCTAACAGTGGATATGGTTAGGGTAGAAGTAGCAGAAATGCTACGACAAAAATAAAACCCCTGCGGCTTTGGGTTAGCTTCAGGGGTTTTAACACTTCAAATTTTGGGAGGTTTGAAAGTGGTTAAATATATATTGGCACGTCCTCGTATTGTACGCAATATCGGGGTAGGAATTTTTTTGGGTTTTGTTATTCTTGTAGCGTTTTTTGTTGGGCAAGCTTTCGCTAACGAACCGGAACACCAGACCAGATGGTTAGGGCAGAAGGGCGAACAGTATATTATTGCTCGTCCAGCAACGACGACGACTTCTACGGTGGTGGTGTCGGATACCATAGTAACGGTAGCGGAGGTTGCACCACGAGGACAGTCCCGTGTTGTGTCTGAATCTCATGAACTTTTGATGGAATCCGCTGGTATTCCTTCCGACGAATGGTGGGCGGTAGAGCTATTGGTTGCGAAGGAGTCGGGTTGGAGAGTTGACGCTGTGAACGGTGGGGGCTGTAAAGGGTTGGGGCAGAATTGTGGTGATTGGTTAGAAGCTGCTTGTCCTGATTGGCCTTCGAATCCTGTATGTCAACTAAGGCGTTTTGATGAGTACGTTCGAGGACGGTATGGGAACTGGCCGATGGCATGGGCTCATTCTGAATCTAAAGGATGGTATTAGCTATTAGATTTTTTACTTTCCGTTGAATAGTGGCGATTGTCCTATAATGAGTATGTGACAGGTTTAGAATCTCAACTAGCTACGCTAATAGCTGCCCTTATAGTTTTGTTAGGTACTATCAACGTATATTTTTTAAAAAAAATTAAACAAGATACTACGCAAGTCAATAACGCTGTTAATCATGTTGCACCTGGCGGTCGTACTTTAACGGATCGTGTAGATAGGATAGAAGAAACTCTTGTTATCGTCCAGTACGATCAACAGCAAGCTAAGTCTGCCGCTCTGGAAGCTAAAGAATCTATCGAGGCTACGAATGATATGATCGAGAAGCTTTTGGAATCTCATGTGCATACTAATGAGCGTCTTGCGGCTCTTATAGAGAAGATCCCTAAACGTAGAACTGATTAGAGTAGGCGTTCTACTAGGACAATCAGGATTACAGCTAATATTCCGATACCTATCGCACGTTCTATATTCATATAAGAATTGTAGTAGAAAAATAAAAATACCCCTAACCCTTGCATTCCTGCTCAAGTTAGAGGTACTATTCAAGAACCAAACAATTGAATAGCTTAAGTTTACCTTATAGCGGAAACGTAGTCAACACGAAACGTTGCAGAGGGTAAGCAAGACCTCATAAAAAATTGTTCCGGTGGGCGACCGGATTAAGGTGCCGCACCGAGCAGTAGGTTATCGAGGCTTAGTCAAGGAACATCCGGTACGTCTCATTTGGTTAGATAATCAAACTGTGAAGAACAGCCTCTTTGGTTGTCTCCCCCGATCGTTTGTGGCTCTAGAAGCTGTGTGAAGAACTCAGGTTTGTGAAGTCCCCTTTATGGGCTAGCTTTTGGTTAGCCTGGGGGGATAGAGCTATGCTCAGAATCTAGGTTTGTAGTGTTTTATTTGCCTAGATATTTTAGGTACCTACCAGAAGTATAAGCAGCCCAAGGTTGGAAAGAATCTCTAGCATCCCACTTAGAATAAGCACACTGCGTTTGACGTTCGATGTTTCCAAGCTGCCAATCGATATCGTCACATGTACCTGAACCCTTAGCTTCGATAATTGTACGGTACTGATAGAGCCCTACGGATTCACCCCAATGTCGCCCATCCGCGGTAGGCTTACCGTAATATTCTGGGGTTTCGTCGCCTATACAATTAAGATCTCTTTGCCCTTCCGGTATTGTAAGAGCAACAGCTATCTCGTGGTTGTGTCCAGACCAGTATTTTTGTGCGTTGATCCATACCTCTTCACGAGAAACATTCACGCCGACATAGTGTTCACTTGTGCGAGCATTTTTACAGATCGATGATTGATCCTCATGTTGGGTACGTTGAAACTGTGGTTCCACTATCGCTGGGGTTGCTTCTGCGGACTCTAACTTTAAAACCGACAGGTAATCTATCGGGGTGGATGACAACTGATTAGCCATCCACCCTAACGATATAAACAATAGAGTTAAAGCGATAGATAGTTTTAACTTATTCATTTTCTTTCCCATATGATCTTGATGTGAGTGTCACGCATTTTGTAGTAGATGCGCATAATTTCGTTAAAAACTTGCATCCCACGCCTCCTTAACAAACTGCACAGTAGAAGGATCTAACAAAGCTATTAGACCTACCATCATGAAAGTCCCGCCGATAACAAAGAAACCTGTCTCCCAAGTGCCCGGATACCAAGCTGCGTTAGGGTTCTGTTTCTTCCATTCTGCGTGTTTACGATCTGCCCCCGGCTGGATAGCAAAACCGATAATAAAAAACGCGATGATACCTAAAACGATGATCATTTCTTTCTCCTTTTACGAACGAGCTTCTTTGTAGATTTAACGATCGGTTTACGTCCGACCCTATAGACAGTTTTCATTTCGTGGCCTCCACAACCTGATAGATGTCTTTGTTCTCTTTACAAGCAACCGCTGCGTTCTTCACCGCAGCAAGATCTGGTGCTGGCGCATCCTCGCCTTTAAGAGCTGCACTGATCTGAGCGTTAGATACTTTCAACCCTTCACGGGCTGCATCTAAAGCGTTTTGACATTGGGCGTTAGCAGGTAGTTTCTCTGCTGGTTTATCTAGATAGGCACCTAAGCCCACTAGCCCGGCAGCAATTATCAGTACAGCTATTGTTTTGTATAGCGAACTGTAATTACGCGGGTCTTTCCCTTCTAAAGGAAAATCTATTTGTGTTTCTGGTTTCATTTGGTCTCCCTGATTATCTCCCTCCCTGGGTGTTTTCCGTTGTATAGTATTACGACCAGTTAAAACCAAAACTTTAGAATAAATGTAAACCATAAGCTTGCAGGAGTTAGCAGATGCCTAGATTGACGAACCCTACGAATAGACAACTAAAAGGCATACTCGACCGAAAATGGTCAGCCTACACACGATCCTTAGGATACTGCGAAGCCTGCGGCAGCCGCACAGCCCTCACAGATTCCCACATAATAGGCCGCAGCTACCTCAAAACACGATGGGATCCACGCAACAAACAATGCTTATGTGCCCCATGTCACGGCTCATACGAAATGCAACCAATAGCATTCGCAAGATTCGTAGAATCCACAGACTGTGGAAAACATGTGGATACGATGGTAGTGCAAGCAAATGCAAACACAAAACCCGACTATCAACTATGGCTCACCCTCTATGATCTAATCACACAAATAAACCCCATCGAAGCTAGAGAATGGCTAGGAGACACAATCCTCCTACACGAAATGGACATAGCAAAAATATGAGACGCTTCAACAAACACCAAATAATATGGCTAGTAAACGCAGGATATAGCGTAGACGGCTCACTAAAATACGCAATCAGAAACAGTACAGTCGTCTACAGGCGAGACATGAAACAGCTTATGCGCGTCGCTGATACTCCTGTATCGCATTCTTAACACCCGACAACAAAGCCAAAATCAAAATAGATAACGCCTGCTTCCAAGTCGCAGGACTATACAGGTCAGTCGTATCAGCCAAAAGAAACAACACGACACCATACACCGCCACTATAAGCGGGTTAGCAATAATAGGGTGGCGTTCCACCCAAGACCACAAACGCATAACCTACCTCCCTATCTAAGCAAAGTTCATACTAACAAGTATAGTGAACTCAGCGTTAGCTTGATTTTTAACCGATGTAATCCTGACAAACTGCCCGTCAAGACGAGCAACCCAAAACTGAGGCGAATACGACGGATATTTACCATTAGAAATACCGCCATTAGCCTCAACAGAAACACTAGTAGGATTCACCCCCTGCCCATGCCTCACATCAACAAAACCATTCCCGCTACCATCCACTTTAAGTTTCGCTTCAAAATCTAACGTCCTAGCCACTAGAACCCCTTCCGTCTGTGTAGGTTCATCAGAACCCCCTTGCCCTATATCCCACCTAAAAGTACTATCGTAAGGCTGCCTCGACTGCCCATCACGCCCCACACCCACAGAAATATGCACATGAGAATAATGTCCCGTATTAGGGGCAGGTTTAAACCCGCGAATACGAGAATATATTTGTCCTCTCCAAACCATATATTTCAGGTCAGGGTGAGGATTTCTTATCTGCGCTTCAACAAATTTTTGTCCATCAAAACCATGCGCAGGATCGTGTGTTAAATCTAAAGCACAAACAACACCTGCACTATTAGGGTTATGGTCAGACGCAGTAGCAGCATGAGCAGCATCGCCTTTAGTGCCATCAGATGCTTTATTCCGGTTAGGTGCAGCCGCATCTACCTGGTCTCTAAGAACAAAAAGAGATTTCGCTAAACGCCAACCCATAAAAAGATCTTATCAGCTAGCTTCATCCAAAAGATAATATTGAAAAGTCATCGTATAAGCCCCTGAATAATACGTGTTGCCAGCCACGTTAGGGGTCGACAAATAAAAATTTATAGAATACTGATCAAGTTGATAACTCGCATGTTGCCACACGATGCCAGCCGTCGATATCTGTAAACGAGGCATCTCGTAAAACGCATTTGATTCATAAACCATAGCGATCACCCCTGATGGGCGGTATCCTAAATGGTGTTCCCAGGTATCAGAAACCAATGTTGTATTAGCAGTATGCGTTAATGTTACGAGCCCAGATTCTACAATTTTAAAACCAGTAAAAGATGTTAAACCCGCAGTAATCTCAGGCATCTATACACCGACAGCAATCCAAGCAAAACTATTACCCGCCATATTCGCCCCAGCTCGAAAAGTAAACCCAGTATTGTTTTGAGTCACTAAATACCACGTAGGGTATAGTCCACCCGAACCGCTAGGAGTCACAAAAACAAGTGGCGTATAAGTGTAAGCAACAGGGAAAGTTACTACATTGTTGGAGTTATCAGCTGCAACAGCTAATTTCCCGCCCTGCCATTTAACATCAGTCGCAGATACATCATAAGTAGTCGTACCTGTAGTGTCCCATACAGTAGAAGATCCACCCTGACGACGGTATATCTGCCCATTAATTAGATGCCTAGCTAAAACAACGTCATTATCGATACCTGTCCCATCATGAAAAGACGCGTCGTTAGACCACAACAGGTTCCATTTAGCAGTAGTAGGAGTTTCAAAAGCCGAGAAAGTCTGCGCACTATAAGCCATCAGAAACCTCCACAATCCTAAAACCATCTACATGTTGCACACCATCAATTATAGGATATACAGACGGGCTATCCTTCACACGCCTCAAAGCTTCCTCGACATCAACATTAGACGGATTAGGAGTACCAAAAGATTCCAACCCTACCTCCTGCACAGACTGACGTGAATCATTACCGCACAAACACTGAAAACCATAAAACCCATCGATACGAGTTTTATGCGCCAAAAGACGCCCATCAACCTCAAAAATTGTACCATCGGAATCTATCTCTGCTAACACACCATCACCACAACTACAAAACACTTGTTTAACTATCTTATTTTTCAGGCGACGCACATACTTCTGTCGTTCTTTATAAGGCAAATGTTTCAACAAATCATCTATCGTTCTATCATCTAACTGCATAACATCTCCTTAAGGGGCTAACTGATCCGTCCCGCCGATTTGTGAACCTTCAATAGAAAAATAGCTTACAGGACTAAAACTTTTTATTCTTAAACGCTGAACATATTCACTATCTTTAACCTGATTAGCGATCTTAACTATCATATAAGTCCCATACCTCCCAAAAATATCTACAGATATGACATCCCCCAGCTGCAAAGCAGGATTCCCCTTAACTCTTATCGTAGCCGCATCTATATTATCTGCATAATCAGCGATCAAAACAGAAGCTTTAGATTGCGCTTCATCGACACTACGAAAAAAATCGCTAGAAATATCCTCTATCTGTTCTTCAAACTGTAAAATCGACGCGGCGTCTTCTTCCCGTATATCAGAACTAGAGACAACTCTTGCCGATTCGCCAAACACTTTCAGGTCTGTAATATATCTAGGCGACGAAGCAGTATTCTCAAAAACAATAAGATAACTATCGCTAAACAACGTAGAAGAATCTATAGTTACACTAGAAGGATCAGCCGAACCCAACCCATCAGGTTGCGTGTTGACAGTAAAACTCGAAGTGGAAGCACTATCTATATATACAGGCGTATCAACAGCGACAGTAGGATCCGCAAAACCAGCCCACACATCAACAGTCCCGCCAGCAGGTACCTCTACCACCTCAGAAGACTGGTATATCAGCTGGTTAGGTTGCACATCACGGATCTTTATTTCCCCTGTAACAACATTCACTATATCTGAATGTTGAGGCCTTACACTTTCAACAATCGAATCGTAAGCATTAAAAGTCTGCACGATCGCAGGATCGTAATGTTGCCTATTATGGAACCGCAACATCCCTTCTTCGTCCATAAATAGACGGCCTTGCTCAGCAACCATAAGTTTAGAAGCAATACTTCGAAGTTTTAAACCTTTCTCCCCATAGAAAAACGGCACAATATTAAACCCTATATCAAATTCATATTGGGTAGAAAGCAACCCTGCTTCTTCAAAAACTGTCGCTAAAGCCTCATCTGTACGTACATCCTGCGAACCTACAATAGTGTTAATCTGTTTATCTAACAACACCGCCATAAAATCCGTACAATGATATTGGACAGTCTTCAAATCATCATCAATGACAGGATTCCCTTTAGTTACCCCCACAAACTGAGGTAAAACTTCTCCGTTGTAACCAAAAAAGATTTTTACTGGCCGAGAAGTATAAACATAAAACCCTTCAGATAAAGCATCGTCATAATTATTTAAAGTTATATCAGCCGTCGCTGAAACTATCGAAGATACAGGATCTAACTCTTTCTCCCATTTAATAGAAATAACACGATCAGAAAAATCTTCATATAGATACTTATCCCATTCTTGGATCACATTATTAGTACCAGGCAACATATCAGTGCCCTCTATAGAGCTACTACCTATAGTAAAAAAATCTATTCCTGCATCGAAATCCCTATCGAAACTTACCAGAACTTTCCAAGATAATTCTTGCATGGAACGCAACGACGCGTCAGTAACACCAAAATTAGTTTGCATTAGCTCACACCGAATTGTTCCGTCAAAGTAATCTTAAAATCAGGGATGATAGCCATATTCAAAGCCAAGTCAGCTTCACTAATCTCGATCTCCACAGGACAATATATCCCCTCGGCGTTAAACTGGAAAGGACAATATGTTCTCTTAAGAAACATCTGCTCGTAGATATTACGCACCGTAACATAATCGGCGTATTTCATATTCTGCCAACTGATCTCCCACGAACGATTCCTGTTAATAAAATTCGTATAGTGAGAACCCCCTAACGTTTTAACGCGCGTCTTATTAGGAGTATCAATACGTTTCAAACGTCCATACTTAGGTAGCAGAACCCCATCTAAAACCATTGCTGTATCGGTCATGGTGCCTGCACTTTCCCGTCCCCTACAGGCGTCCAACCATGCGCAGCAGCAGCATTATTAAACTCTTCCATCAGCAGAAGCGAAGCATCCCTTACCTGTTTACGGTCAGTAGCGATCAACCCTTCAGGATGCAAATGCAAATGTAGCTCTTGGCTCGCTACACCTACAGACCCTCCGCCTGTTGAAGCCATCGATTTTGTTTTATCGTGAGAATATATATAGCCCGAAGTTTGCGGGACAAACAATTCGGGGCCTTCCTCGCCAACTATATAAGGGCTACCCGAACGTACATCTCCACCCGACGCACGAAAACCGAACTTCATTTTTGTTATCCACTCTCCACTAAGCGTTGTTTTTACGCTATCTAAAGCTTTACTTGCAGCGTCTTTCATCGCTGTAAAAAGCCCTACCACTATTTCTAAGCTTCTGGCAGTAATCCTCAACATTACTTCTAAACCTTTTAATATACCGATCAGTCCGCCTATACCTATAACTACTGGGACGAGAACAACATAAGCTAACCATTCCCATTTCCAACCCATTCTTGTCAACGAATCATTTATCCGTTGCACGGCATCCCATATACCTTTAAAAGTATCAGAAACTTTAGGCCAGATCTCTTCCCATATTTTCTTAAAAATAGGCATAAGATTATCTCGAATAACGAAAAGTTTATCTATAAAACCCTGTATATAGCCGATAACTTCTTTAATGCCATCCCTAACACTCAATATTTTTTCTTGCAGATCAGAAAGCCCTTTAGCTCCACCATACAAACTCTTCTCACCTTTACCAGCTTCACTTTCGGCAGCTTTATCGCCAAGCTTCGCAGATTTCTCTTGACCTAAAGTGCCTTCTTTAGTTTTACCTGTAATCAGAAGCTCTAAAGCATCTTTAGCCATCGTCGCTTTCTCTGCGATCTCTTCAAGAAAATCTTTTATCTTCGTATTGTTAGTAATCTTTTTCCATGCTTCTTGCCATCCACCCAACCGATCGATAACCAGTTTGATAGTTAAAGCTAAAGCTGCACCTGCAAGCATCCAAGGAGACAAAACAGCGGTACCTGCCGCTATAGAAAAAGCTAACTTCAAAAACGCAGGAGCTAAACCGCCAGCAATTAAACCTATAACTATAGGCGCGTTATCTTTAATATAATCTAGAAATTTCGTAGCGAACTTAACCATATCGTCTTGATGGTTAGCAAGAAAATCAGTAAAAAGTTTTACAGCTTTTTTAAGCCCATCAAATATCCCAGTCGCACGTAGAAAATCTACCATCGCTATAGAAATACTATCTTTCATGTTAGACATCAACTGTTTAAACGTACCAGCCTGATTTTCAAAAGCTTTAGCGAAACGGCCAGAACCGTTAGATGCTTCATCGAACATTTTTGTGAGCATCTCAAAAGTGACGCCACCTTCAGAAATAAAATCGCTCAAATCGTCGCCCGTTTTACCGATGGTTTCCCCCAACATCTCAAAAATAGGGATACCCGCAAATGCGAACTGTTTAATATCTATCATTGAAGCGTGACCTACAGCACCGATCTGTTGCAAGTTAACCATCATGCGGTCAAGTTCAGGCTGCCCTCGACCCATAGCCGCAAGCGCTTTACCTATATCCATCAAAATCTTTTCAGATTTTACCCCATCTTTAGTTATCGAAGTTAGCATCTGGTTAGCTTGGATCAAACCAGGCAACTCAAAAGGTGTAGTTTTAGCGTCTTTCTTTATTAACGCTAAAACTTTATCGGCCTCTTTAGCAGAACCCAAAAGAGTAATAAACCCTTGACGTGAAGCTTCTAGATCGCCAGCGATTTTAGCGCCGTAACCTATAAACCCAGCAGCTATACCACCTGCTGCTAACAAACCTAACCCTAAAGCCTTGGAAGCATTCGCAGCGGCTTCAAAACTGCCCGCGATACCATGAACGGCACGAGTAACACCGGGCACTTTACGATGCAGTTCTCTATCGTCTAGATCGACTTTATAATAGATACCACCAACTTCAGTAGCCACTACAACACTTCTTTCAATGCCTGAATGCCAGAATAATCATTAGGATCAAAATCGTCTTCTCCTAAAAATTCATCGTAGCTATCAATCAGCTCTTGTTGTCCATCAGCATCCCAATGTCCAGAAGCTAAAACAGGCTGCCAGCTTTTAAGTTCTCTTACTTGTTCTTTGTAGGATTCGTTCAGAAACGCAAAAAACGTTACTGCTTTCATCTCTAACACGTCACATATCGTATGCCCTTTATACACCCTGCAAAAGAACGATATCTGTTTCACGTAAGAGAACTCTCTTCTTTTTTTTCTGTAGAACCTATAGGATGCGCATTGTTATCTGCTAAAGCCTCGAAACTTTTAGGGGATAACATTTTTTCCATCAATTCTTTCAAAGCAAATAACTGTTGTATGTTAAGTTTCTTGTCTTTAAGCTCTGGAACAAAATTCACAAACGATTGAGTGATCTCATCAATAACGCCTTCTATTTCTTCTAAAGAAATATTTTCGGTGTCTTTTTGTGCTAGCTCACTATATTTCTGGAATGTACGCGCAACATACATGATATCTTTCACGCTAGGAGGATAAACAAGAATCTTGTTTCCCCCTAAAGTGATCTCACCAATTTCGGGTGCTAACGCATCCAGGTCAATAGATAGATTTTCTGACATGATTTCCTTTCGCCCTAACACTCAGTGTTTAGGAAATTAGTGTGTTACCGATACGACCCAAACGAGAACCATCAGGTTGTGATTCGTCTACAAGACCTCGATATGTGACTTTAAGTACACGTTGTTTATCGCGGGCAAATTCGAGTTCCACGCTATCTACCGATACCGCTTTAAAAATATAGATATCTTCATTCTGGTTGCTAGAAGGATTCTGTCTAGGATGAAAAACAAGCTGTTTCGCTGTAGTGGAAAGAAGAAAACCAGAATCGCGGCCTATACCGAGTTTGGAATCTGTACCGGTACCGACATCATATCGGCCTTCAGGTATCGCTCTAGCGAGATATTCTGTGACAGGTTCAGCATAGTTAACTTCGAAACGGATATCGTTTCCTTGAAGAGCCATATCTAAAGCAGCTGTACCGTACTGGTCGACCGTAAGATCTACAAATTCACGGTTAACCATAAATTTAACTCCACCGAGAGTATGCCCTAAAAGACGTCCTCCAGTGATACCAGAACCAGGAGCACTATATGCTGTCTCCCAGACTTCGCATTCACCTATGCGTATGTTGGCGCTATTACCCATTATTCTTCTCCCTTTTTCGGAATAACTTTTATTAGCGCCCTAAGTTCACCTCTAGCTTATCAGAGTGTCACGACAAATAAATACGATCGTAAGTTTAAACATTTTCCTAGATTCGCCATCCCTATCCATATCTAAAATAACGTTCGGAGCGTACGCAAAATAGCTATAGAAACTAGGTGTCGTTATATTATCGTTTTGGTGGAATAACTGAAAAATATATTCGAGGTCTTCATGTGCTGTACGGGCATTAGAATTTATAGCCCAAAAATCTACAGTATAAGTCACTATAGGTGTATACATGTCGGGCGGTTCACTAGCCGACTCGATCGCATAAACACCCTCTACTCCTCTTACCAGTTCACCAAGTTTTAGGTTATTTGAAGCACCTGAACCGAACGTAAACCGTCCTCCAGAGTTATCTGCCAGATACTGGCAGATCTCTTTTATGAAAGGCGGAGTTGAAACATCAACCGTCATGACAATTTACGGTCTTTCACCGCAGCTTTAAGATACGATATAGCTTTACTTTTTACTTTATTTCCTGCATTTTCTAAGAAATGTGTCGTCGCTGAAGGTCTCGTATGTCTACGGATAACATGTGTACCATCGGCTCTCATACCGCGTTCCTGATATGCAGCGTAACCCAGATCACCATAACGGTCATACCATACCCTATAGTGTGCAGTGCTTTCTTTGGATTTCTCTGCGGTCTGTTTAAGTTCACGATTCAATACGGGCACATGAACTTCTGATAGGCGTTTTACGTCATCGGCCATACGTTCAACAGCTAAATCCATATCTTTAGCTTGGAGTTGTTCCCACAATTTAATGTTATTAACTACCTTGACACCCATCTAAACTACCTTAGTTATCTTCAAATCACATTTTAAAAATTGTACAGTCGATTCACCTAAACGCCTTGCTTTAACTATACGTTCTACTTGATAATCCACATCATCAAAACGGATAATCGTATCTTTCTCGACGTTTGCATCAGCAGCGAACCATATCATCGCGTCGGCATCATTTTCTACACTATGAGTCATACGACGTGTTGTATCTATCTGACGGAAATGACATTTAATAGATGTAGAAGTATCTTCTGTATAGTCTGACCATTCATCCCTAGTGACAGTGACAATCTGGGCGTCCATGACCATAGGCGGAAAAAAATCGGCGGTCATAAGAAAATCTCTTCACCATTATATTTATCTAAAATAAGCGATATTGTTTCGTCGTCTTTCAATTTAGCTAAAGCTGTCTGTACGTCAGCATAAACCCGTTCGTAGCCTTCTATCTTCTCAGATTTATACGCTGCGCTATCAACAAAAAAGTTAGATTGTCCAGATAGAATTTTTGCTAAAACATACGATGCGAGATAGCCGATATCGTCAGGGACACCATCGGGGTAACCAAATTTAGCTGTGATCGCAAGCCTTTTAGCTCCCCCATACCACCAGTCGGTATCATCGTACCAAGCCCATGTCCAAGGCGCATAAGATCGTTTCTCTAGATAAGTTTTAATTTCGCTGTTATACGGCGCTAAAACATACTCTGTACCTTCAGTATAGGTATATATGACACTATTGTCGTCTGTAGATACTAAAGCTACGCTTTGAACATCATATGCGATATCGAAATCTACAATAGGGGAATTAGCATCATAATATTTTGTTGTTAAAGTACTCCCAGAAAAAGATGTGCCAGTCTGAGAAACAATCCATGCGTCAACGGCAGGCGATAAAGCTATCAGCGATAGTTTCTCTTGAGAAGTGAGATCACGCCCTAAGATCGCTTCGATTTGCGCTTGCGTCGAATACGCCATTTTTTCTCTTTCTGGATATCCGCGCCCATCATCATTCTATGAAAGATATCTTTTTGTCGGATCATATTCTTAAGATTAGCAGAGAACCCCTCCGGATTGAAGGGGTTCTCTTTACCTTTAATAAAGCCAGGGCGCTGACCCTATTAAGGATCTAGCTCTCGGTTTTACGAGATGTTAGTTTGTGCAGCTACAGCAAAAGCTTCAGGGAATTTGAAGAATGCAGTAGCACGGAATTCACCAAGTAAACCTAGAACGTTCTGTTGCCATAGGTTAATAGTTGAACCCGACGCGTCTGTAACAGTAGCGCTATCAGAAGTCTTAAACATAAGACCTGGAGCTTTACGGTATACCTTAGCGTAACGTTGAAAATCGCCGTATACGACACCTCCACCATTACCGGTACCATTCCAGTTAGCTAAAGAAGTATCTGGCATAGCGTCCGATAGCAACACTGTATCTCCCCAAGGGGTTGTAGGGTTACCATTAGCGTCACGGAAAGTACCTGCTTGTAGATAATCGTTAGATACACCTTTAAGTTGTAGCAAAGCATTCCATGTTGAACGGTGCATAACATACAAAGCGTTATCGGTATTAGCTTGTGCAGGGATACGATATTTCATGTTCAAAAGATCATCCCAAGTCACACCAGTAGGTGAAGATACCGGTTCGTATGTCACACCTGAAGTATGCAAGATACCTTTTTGTGTAGCAAGAGTATCGTTATCTGTCAATACCATCTCATCGATGCGTTTACCGTAACCAAAAGCAAAAGAATCGCGGGCATCTTGCCAGAAATCTACAGCTTGGTCTTGCAATAGTTCTTCCGAAGCTAAAGCGATAGCCGCATACTTGTTAAGGCTTGTTGTCTGTTGCGTATAAGTAAGTTTACGTGCTGGTTTCACGCCTGCTTCTGCAACTTTACCAAACTCGATAAAGTTACTACCTTTATTTGTGTATACGGTATTACCTGGCACATCAACCCAGTTGATATAAGGCATCATTTTTCCGTATTGAGGCAATAGACGTTCCACTTGAGATTCAAACAGAGGAAGAGCTACAAGATAGCCACCTTCTGTAGAAACCCCTGTATTGTTATATCCTGCTTTTGTACGCAATTCTTGTACATATTCGTTCATCTCTGCTAGCTTCGATGCGTCTTTTTGAGACAAAGCACGTACATGCTTAGCAAAAAATTCTGCGTTTTGAACTAGAGATTCTTCGTCTTTAATTTCGAAACTTTTTTCTTTAGAGATAGAAAAAGTCTCTTGTTTCTCTACTGTTTTACCTGCATCAAGGTTTTTTTGGATAGCTGCTTCTTTAACAGGAGTTAAAATGCTTTTAACTTCATCCAAAATATCGCTTTTAAGGATGGAAGCAACTTCACCAGCAAGAGCTTTAGCTGCTTCAGGATCGATTTCTGTTACTGTTTCGACTGTTTCAGTCTCAACAGTTTCGTCTGTTGTTTCTTTTGTTTCGTCTGACATGATTTACCTTCCGAAAGACTATTTATAGAAGCGATAAGTGCTTCTACTTGTTTTTTGTGTGAAACTATCGCAGGTCGTGTAAGACGCGTACCTGTTTTAGTTTTTTCTTGTCTATCGGAAGCTATGACTGCTTCTAAATTGCTTGCCATTGCCGACGTATTTGCTTCTAATGCTTTCACCATAGAGAGGATCGCATCTAAAGTTTTTTCTTCGCCCGATCTAATAATATCAGATTCTAAAGATTTTAAAGTTACGAGTGCTTCAGGGTTTGCTCCTATCGCACAAAATGATAGTTCTATCATCTGCATTTTTTCTATAAAGTTGAAATCTGTTGTGCCGTCTTGTTTCTTCCCGAATTCTTCTACAAGCCCACCTATAGATACAGCTTTAATGAATCCTTGTTTTACCATCTGGTAGACCATATCGGCCATAGGGTTAATATTTAACGCGAACTCTACCCTAGCTTTCAACACTCCAGCTGTTTTCCACAGTTTTACGATCTGTCCTAAAGGATAGCTCGAATAGTCATGTGACCACATGACAGGAGCGTTAGTGCCCATAGTTTTAGTGTTGATACCATCGATATTTATACGGTCGCCTTGACGATCTACATTAGGGGTAGATACGATAACTTCTACTTGTCCTTCAGGTAGCCCTGCTTTTTGTATATCGAAATCTGTAGCAAAAATATATTTGTCGCCCACTGAAAGTACATCTGTCATTGATATCTCCTAGACATATACGCTAATTATAGTCTTTCTATAGAGGCACTATTGTGCCGTCGGTTTTCTTGTTATCTACCCAAACAACATTTTTGGCGTTTATACGGTGTGTCCCAGCGAAACTAACATTCGTGTTTAACGCACCAAAAATATTGTTTTTGTATGTTATGTTTTCTGGATATACACTATTTTTTCGGTCTGCTTGCAGAAAATAGTTTCCTGCTTTAACAAAATAATTTCCTTCGATAGTAATGTTTGATATCGCACCGAAATCTGGTTTCAAAAAAATCCCTGCCGTACCTGTAAAATTCTCGATACGATTATTAGTAAACCGGCAGTTTGATCCTGCCATTACCTGTATCCCGTCGTTGTGTGAAGTGGCGGTAACCCATAGGTCATGTATCCAACAGTTCTCTAAAATAGTGTTCCCTGATCCTTTTCCGCCGTCTTGACATCTAGTGATCTCTACCCTTTTTAGGGTGATACCACCATCTTTGAAACCGTCGTCTTTACTGTTTTGGCCATCTATAACACTATCTTCGATAGATAGCCTGTCTCCTTGACGGTTATCTACCTGAAACATGTTACAGTTTCGTACTACAACATCATCGTGGTTTACTATCAGCGTACCTTTAATGTCTCGTTGTTCTATAATCTGGCCGTTAGAGCTAGTAGTCATGTTTCCTACGATGACTGTTATCAAAGGTTTTTTTGTTCCAGCGACAGTATTTGCTAATTTACCTTCAACTAGTCCCGTGACGGGTGGCGTGGTGGGCGGAACAGGAGGTACCGTCGGCGGGTTAATAACCGTAGGCTGCCACGTATCGATATATGTTTTGAGATCTTTTTTGAAATCATCTAGCTCTGACATGACGCTCCTTAAAACCCAGGGGGGATCCCTTTGTTGAAGTTTTTTAATTCTAAACCTATTATTGCCGACCCGTAAGTACTGGTAGGAAAATTAGTGTAGTTAAGAGAAGCAGATGGTGCAGATTGGTCGTATGAACTACAGAACGAATGGTTAAAATCTGGGTTTCCTGTATCGTATTCTGATATTTCTGTATGCCCTGTCGGCTGTGTAGTGTCTGTATGGTCTGTATCGTATGATACCCCTACGAAAGAAACAACTGTCGAGGAAGTAATCGGGGTGGTATCTAAAGTTACAGTATTGGATGTCGCTACTCCTGCCCGACCAAGTTTAGATTGTATTACAGGAGATGCTGTATCTACCCCAGAGAATTCAAGCACATCAGCTATAACAGTGTTACGAGGTTTATTTACAGAACCTCCGCCACCGTTAAATGTTAACGTGACAGTACCTGAACCTGGAGATGCGGGCACTATTGCATAAGCTAAATGTACACGACCATAATATGTAGCGCCGTTAGGGTCGTATGTTGCGTTCGAACTGTTACCTAAGATTGTCCAAGACCACGACCCAGCATGAGTATTAGAAATAGCCATCGTACCTGTAGTGTCGTTTAGTTGCCCTAGCCCGTTTTGAGTATCGACGCATACTACAAGAAGACGACCTGCCGTTGGGGTAAAAGATCCGGTTGTTCTAGTGGATTGATCCGAACCATAATGTCTTATGGTTGCTAGGTTGCTTTCAAAAGCGATGCTCATGAGAAGCCCATTATCCGCCATTTAGATGTCGCAGCGTTCCATATAAAAGCAACATCTAGACGCGTACTTATAACTGTAGTGGTAGGTAAAGATATCGTACCTGATGCTTCAAAACTTGAACCCCAAGTTATCGCACGGGCTGTCCCGTTATCTGTTATAGAAATAATAAGTTTCTGTCCATCATCTGGCGTACCTGAAAGGTTAGTTGTAAAAGAAGTTATAGCCGCAGCTTGAGCAGTAATCGTATATATATCATACAAATCGGTGTTAATTGTGGGAGTACCCGAAGATGTAGTCGTACCGACACGAGGTTTAATTCGCGCATCGGTAACTTTCGATAGATATTTCATCAGCCTATGATAACTACTTTAATAGCGGACGATGCTGGAGCGACCGCGAAACTAAACGTTGTTTGAGTAGTAGAAGTATTCACTATGTCACATTCTACAATCGCGTCGTCCGATGCTTGTCGTGCTTGCGCTATAACTTCTTTCGTACCTAAGTTGTGTGTTACCGCTATCGACGTAGAAGAGTTATCGCCGATAGTTGCCGTATATTTGAATGGTACCGTCGCGCCATTAGTGGAACGATCTACCGTCACGTTATCTGCGTTAGCGACAATACCTGTACCTGCACCTACAGCAAAAACGTTACCTGTAGCTGTAAGACCTGCACCCGCTGTAGTAGCAGACGCACCACTAAATTGTGTCCAAGTAGAACTAGAAGATCCTGGAACCCAAGGGGTGGCACCTACCGCTGTTACACACCATATTTGAGCAGCGTTAGTTGTACCTTCTTGTACCCAAACGCATGTACCTAACCCGATTTCTCCTGAAGTATCTGAGTCAGTAGCACGAGTGGGTGCCCCCGAAGCGTTAACGGTATATATACCGTTTTCCGCTGCGGTAGATTGGTTTTTCAGCAAGATACGGTCGCCTGTAGCTAAAGTGACTCCATCGACTGTATCGCCGTTCTCAAAAGCTGTAGCTAAAGTACCGTTAGCTGTAGTGGCTACACGAACAGGCGTTTTAGATTTTAAACCTTGCGCCATAGTATCAACGTATGTTTTCACTGCAGATTGTGCAGGAATCCTGGTCGAACTGTTAGCAGCTAATGTACCGTCAGTATCTACAACGTTAGTAGCAAAATCTGCTGTCTCTAAGTTAGTTATCGAGTTACCTGTACCATTAGCGTTAAAAGTCTTATTAGTGAACGATTCGGTAGAAGATGGTGTCGTATAGTCTGTACCTGCGGTAGCGGCCGATAGTACACCTGAAGTGAGTTTCGCGATACCTGTTGTCGTGGCACGTTTAACAGTTTTACCGCCTGTACCAGAAAATAATACGACTTCTGAATCTACAGAAGTAGACGTATTAGACGATACATCACCCGATCCTGCGCCTGTCCCAGCAGTAAGATCCACCCATGCTGCACCGTCATAAACATATACGTTATCGTCGCTAGTGTTATAGTAGATCTGCCCTTGGACAGGACTAGAAGGATCACTAGCGAGCTGTTGTATAACTGCGTTCTGTAGCTCATTTTTTGCTAGGTCGATATGGGTAAGAAATTTGCGGGACATCTATAACTCCTTAGTTACAAATTATTGTACCAGTGAAAGACGAACCAAACGTTGCGACTAGCTGGTTTATACTCACATGATTTATTGTGCCTTCAACCTGATCGCCCGCAGAGTCAAATATTTGTGTAGAGGGATATTTACCTAGATTATGTGTTACCGTAACTGTGGTCTGGTTTGTAAAACTTTGTGTATAGTAACGATCCGCGCTACTAGATATATCAAAATTGTTAGATGTGCCATCTGAATCTAAATTAAGATTTGTTGTACCTAAAACAAAATTAAGATCAGCCATCATGGTTCTCTTACTGTTACACGCTCACCGATAATTATCACGCCAGAAGAAACATTCGAATATTTACCTGATATTTTGAGTTTAAAATCGAATTTATATGCTTTTTCAGTAACATCTGTTTCATCGTCAGTAAGATCTACATATCCTGTAAGCGCATCACTGTTTAGTGTGAAGGTCGCTGCTTTAGCTATTATCGCATTATTGTCGTTTTGTGCTACATCTGAAAATAGTTTCATGGTGAAAACAACATCTGTTGTACCTGTAGCTCCGGAAGATAGGCTGAAAGTTATACGGTAGTCGTTGCCTCTAGGGATCTCTATAATTTCCATCTTTTAATCTTACTCCCATCGTTGATTTAGAGATATCTTCCTATCGGTTTGCTGCTGTGTCTGCATTATCTTCAGCTGAAGTCAACAGCGCACCCGAAGTACCTGCTGTTGAATGTCCAGATAACGCTTCGTCCCATACGGCATCTGCTATTTCTGAAACTGTAGGTACGTCTGCTATATCGCCTGTAATAACAGGAGTGCCTACTGTAGAAAACGCTACAACATGATCTGGAGCAAAGTTAATTTCATCTCCAGAAAAATCTATCATATTGACACTATAACCAGTATCTATATCTCGCACCCAACCATTAGATAATAACCCTGGATAACCAGAAATATTTTTTAATCTAGTATCAACACCATAATAATTAGCTTGATCAACAGCTGTTATACGATGCCCGTAACCTTCAATGCCATCTTCTGTATATAACCAGGCTACTTGTGCAGCATAAAGTTGTTGGGCAGTCACTACAGAAACAGTATCGCCACCAATTGTTTGAGTTGCTCCATCAAGTTCAATAATATCGTTTAACTCGTCAAAAACAATAGTAGTAAGAGTTGTACCATCTATAGCATTAGCGTTATATACGCTATCAGCTTCACTAGTAAGCGTGTAAGAAACTACACGACCCACACTGTCGTTTGTAGCGGTACCAATAATACGGTCTGTAAATATGATTGCTTCGTCGCCATCTACATAAGAAATTCTAAGTCTTATTTGCCTGTCTGCAACATAAGCATCAGGATCAACCCATTCAAAAGTAGTACCGGTTGCAAGCTCATTCGCTAGAACAGTGTTACTTGTTTCATCTTTAATATATACTCTGTAGTCTGCCGCTAAACCTGCAAGCTGTACCTCTTGATTATATGAGATTACAGCAATAGGATAAGTTAAAGCACGACTTGTAGAATTTGAAGTTAGCGGAATATTAATGTATGTGTTGCTAGTAGAGTTAGCTGTAAGAGTTATCTGCCGGACTTTAAGTTTGAAATTAGTTGTAAATGTTTCTGCAGGAAGATGATTGAAGATATAGCTACCGCTATAAGTCAGTGTAAGATTGGTTGATATGGTGATTTGAGTAGAACTATCTACACTTACCACATACGCTCCGGCGGGGACACCATAACCATATATTTTATCGTTTACAGCAATTTTACTGGTATCTGCAAAAGTCATTATTGCTGTGCCTGATGTACCGCCTGTAGCGGCTAATACTAGCGCTAAGTTTTTATATGTTCCCGAAAATGCCCCGTCATCTTTCGCAATATCGTACATAAAACGATACACGCCTTGTGTAGATTCCGTCTCGGTTAAGTTAGTTTTAATAGGCATATTTTTAAAGCCTATATAATTAATCAAGTATTCTGGCATTTCCCAAGTAATTTGGTCGTTTACCGCTATAGCAGAAAAAGCTCCTGCACCTGTGAAAGCAGGAGTACCGCTATCAATTGTATATCGTATAACAGCATCGCTCTGTTCGTTCATAAACAAAGTAAGCATGTCGGTTGGAGCTTCCCAACTTAATGTACCTGAAAGGCTACCTGTTGCAGCTCCCGCAAAAGAAAATGTGTCTTTAGTAAGAATAGTTACAGCTTTATAGCCTGTAGTGGCAGCAAGCGCTCCACCATCTGAAGGGTCATATAGTCTTATAAATGAGTTGTTAAGATCAAAACCATGATTAGTACTTGTTACTGTTATCGTAGAACCGGAACGAGTCCAGCTAACACCTGTAGCACCAAGACTTGTTGAAGTAGAAATCATACCATCAGCAAAAGTATGTCCATATTGAGCCGATGTAGAGCTTGGTGATACAGCAGAAGTACTTACCCCTCTAGCTGTTACGTCAATACCCGAATAGTTAGCAACTGCTCCAGCACTACCTCCAACATTAAGTATTGTTGTATTGTAGCTAGTTACAGTAGTAGAAGAAGATTGGCTATAGGAACCATCCACCCATATGTTTTGAAATTCGTTATCTTCACATCCAGAACCTACATCCGCTATAACAGAAGCCCATGTTCTAAAGAATGTGAGAGTACCTGACGTATCGCCAGAAGCAGAACCTACATAAGTAAAAGTATTAGCGCCTGTAACAGTAATAGTTTTTTGGCCTGTACTTGTAGCAGTGTTGTTAGAGCTATACATGACTTTAATAAAGTCATTTGTTCTATAGCCATGTCCGGTTAAGGTTACTGTTATTGTAGAACCAGAACGAGTCCATGAAGCATCATATTGTATTGCGCTTCTAGCATTTACGGGCGATGCTTGTGTAGCCATATTTCTAAACTTGTTATTTGTGCTACTACCGCTAAGAGCTATAAATGCAGCTTTACCGAGTTGTTCATTTTCTGTAAACGTCCAATCTTCAAATAAGAAATCAGAACATCTATTTGAAAGAGAAATATAAGACACGTTGGAAGAAGTTTCTATAGGGTCGCCTGATGTGATACCTCCAGAAGTACAGTTTTGAGCAGTTATATTTGTTGACTGTGAGTGTACATGCCTACCTATAAAATAGCATGAGTCAAAATTGATATAGTCGGCAATAGAAGTGTTAGTTGCTGTAGCGCTAGACCCAGGCATACCTGCATGTAAAAATTTACAGTTAGTAAAATCTATATTTGCAGACGAAGTTATACTCAACGAGTTTTTAGTCACTAAGTTGCTATAGCCCACGCTCAAAACAGAATCGGTAACAGTACCGCCAATAGCTGTTGAAGAAATAACTAGACCGCTATTGTTTACAGCATCAGTACTAGGGTTGCTAATACAGACGTTATCTAGTTCAAATGGTGTAGCGTTTGAAGAAATAGTTAATGTCTGACATATAGAACTGTCTTTTGCATATACTTCATATGCGTTAGAAACAATATTGGCTCTCCATGCCATAGAAACATCTGTGATTCTCCATTTACCAGCACCATTTGGGTAGAAAAAGTATCGCGAACCTATCGCAGAGAAAGCATTAACAGTAGGAGCAGCAGCAGTACAACATTGTAAGAACATGTTAGGTATTCGTATCTTACGTCCAGAAGTAGGACATTGACCGCCTGTAGAGTTTGTACCATCATGTCCAAATCTTATTTGTGCATTGGCAGCATCAAGATAACATTGCTTCGATGCTTCGCCTGTAGTTCTAAGATGATATGAAGTCATTGGGCTTGTAGTAGTAGGCCACCATTCGTATACTCCTGAACCTGCACTTGTTTCAACTTCGACACCTGCAAAATATAATGCTTCACCATTGTTAGGTATCTGGTATGTAGTTGAGCGTGTACCGTCAGTAATACCCACAAGTAGTTTTGCTCCAATAAAAGCATCATCGTTAAGATTATTAAGACGGTTTATTGTAAAGCTCTTAGCGTCTTCACCAACAACGATCATCCAACCTACACGATCATAAGTACCAAAAGTAGGGTCAGCAGCACATGTTGCTGTTATGCCTGTTAAAGCGCCAGAAGTAAAAGCTATATCGTTCCATTGTTTAATACGAATATAACCAGAAGACGGCATAGCCGAACCTGGTGTAGTAGGAGCAGCATTTATAGCAGAGTGAACACCTATAAGTAAACCTGATGCTGACCCTTGAGAAATAGACGTATTATATGCAGGTACAGTACCAGAACCACCGGTGAAATAAATTACACGAATTTTGTTGCTACGAAATTTAACATCGCCACCTAAAGTTGCAGAAGCAGCTATTGTTCCTAGTCGAGCAGTGGTAGATTGATTTAATCCATAACGAGTATCGTTATCCTGAATTAATCCACCACCATTAACGTTATAAGTATCGCTACCTCCTTTAGAGGTAAGAGAATCCATGTTTGTATTTGCTATAGTAATCGTAAAAGTTGCCATTAGATAACCGCCTGTGGTGGTAGCATCCAACCTTTAATTTCTTCAATAATAAGATTGTTGCCATCTGGTATTAGGTACGCAACGCCCTTATCTATAAGTTCGCGTTCATCTTTATTGACATCAAACTTACTTACATATTTTTCTTCGGGTATATCGCTGTGAATCTTTTTGTATTCAACTTCATCGATTTGATCTTGTTCTGTAGTTCGATCGTACGAAGCAAAATTGCCGTTAGGAAATAGATAAGTCACATTTCTTGTAGCCATTAGAACACCGCCCAAATATCCTGGTATGTTTGTGATGCACGGTTCGTCCATGCAGTCGTATAACTCGAACTACCCGAAACGTATTCTGCGAGATTCGACGCTATAGTGATACGTTTTATCGCCCATGCTCCTGCAGTGTTCGCATCAGCGTAACCATAATATTTATATGTCCCACCGGATGTATCTTTCTGGATATACGTATACCTCGAAAGTGGTGTCGCTGAAACAGTCAAATCGCCAGTCACCTCGACTGGAGATGCACGCAGCTCGGCATCAGTTAAACCTCCGGTAGAGCTACTTACCCCTCCAGAAAATATCGGGACAGGCCAATTCTCTAAAAATTTCAGGTTGCTATCTTGCCCTAAAACTATACGTACAGGCTGATAATCTTCAGGATTACGTTTCTTTGCCGTTAAAGTATCTTTCAAAACAATAATTGTCTGGTCTAAAGCAGCGAGCTTAGCGATAAGTTCATCCTGATTGCCGATATCACGCAAAGTTTTAATCAACACAGGATCAGAAACATGTTTAAATTCGATGTTTTCAGGGATATCTAATTCATCGATACTAGATATGGTCTGTCTGATATCGGATACCAGATCTGCTGTATCCTGCCCGAATTTTTCGATTTTGGAGATAACACTATCAACACTATCGATCCCTTTAATTTCGATTCCTCTGCCCAAAATATCTGCAAGATCGGAGATGAATTGCTCCACAAGATCTTTCTGTATTTTACGGTCAGTTTCGGTTTTAGCTTTTTTTGCTTTCGCGAGAAGAATTTCATTCATCTTCCACCCCGAAAGTATCTAACAGTTGCCTGTTAAACAGCTGTGATTCTTCTAAAGCTTTCTGTAGACGCTGGTTTTCCTCGTCGTCTACTATTTTTATGAGTGTTTTATATGAACTGGTACGTTCTGTAAAAGGTACGAGTTTGCATCTACAGTTCGGATGTAGATCTGCTGCTTCTACAGGAAGATAATCTATATTATATGTTTTACCTGACGCTCCAGTAACGACATCCCCCAAATCTAAGAATGCTTGCCGTATATCTACTACTGTCCCGTCCATCACAGCACAAAATTCGCATGGTTTGTCATCTGTCTTCCAAACTATCTTGGTGACACCACCCTGCAGATATCCTTCTTTGATAGCAAGGTTGATAGCACGGTGTGCTTCTGTCTGAGCGATACGAGCCGCACGATATCCTTTAGAATCCGTATAGACTTTCTCGATCCGTGCCGTTAATTGTTCTATAGATTCTCGGTTTTCTAACGCGATAGTTACTTCGCGTTTAATATCTAACGCTGTTTCACGGCCGAATTGTTCTATAAGACGTTCCGTATGGTCATATAGCGCATCTCTGACGGATTGCTGTAAAACAAAACTCCCATCGGGTGACCCTACATAGAGAAGAGCGATATTTCCTGCATCTTCAACACCAGGGATCAATATAGCAAAAAGGGCTGCAAGCCAAGCTTCCAAATCGGAATCGATCTGCGTTTCGATATCTTCATCTAAAGCTTTAGAGATCATCTTATATCGTTGCTGGATGATAGATATAACTTGTTTTTCTTGTTTGTTTAAAAGGCTCGATATTGTACGCAGATAAGTGTTATCTATACGGTTTTCTATACGATCCCACCGGTCAAAGAAAACATTTTCGCTAGATTTCTTTTCGACAGGAGCTTCAATAGCTTTAGGTGTATGTTTCGTCGATATTGTACGTACTGTAACAGCAGCCTGTGTGGGTTCTTTATGGTTAAATACTTCATTTAAAGCAGTAACGTTAGACGGTACATATAGTTCATCTCCGTGTTCTTTTTCTGGGAGGCCACGGCGTTTACGTATCTCGTTACGGCTAATAACTGTATCGACGAGTTCTTTATCTTGCTGTAAAAGAAACTCTTGGTTTGCTGGCACCATAGAAACATGATCGACAAACAGATCTTCTCTATAGCATTCCCGGATATACCATTGCAGCGTATCATCCCAACGTAACTGGATGTTATCTATAACATCTTTAGCAAACATATAGTCCACAGTTTCGACGTTACCGCGTCCTAACCCTGCACCGTCTACATCACCAAGTTTAGGTTTAGGTACACGAAACGCTGTACGCACCTCATCTTTAGAAGTGTTTTTGAGTGTCCCCATGTCGAGTTCCGCGATAGATAAACCTGTTTTTTCGAAAGTGAAATCTCCATTACGGATAAATAACGTTTTACCTGCATTACGGGCACCTTGTTGTTGTGCACGCCAGCTTTTCTTCAATTTATCGAACGCATCTTTAGTGATAGATCCTTTAACTGTCGCGACACCAGAAGGTGTAGCGCTGTTATGCATGAAAGCATTCTGAAATGTTGATGTTTCATTTTCGGTATCTATATATAAGAAATTAGCTTCAATGATACCTTTTCCTCTGGGGGCACGAAATTCCCATAGTTCATTTACATCAAGGTACGCATATGTCCCATCGTGGCGTAAAACCTCGTACCCTAAAAGCTGTCCGGTAGCTTCATCATATTTTTTTTGTACACGCCAAGGATCAACGAGTTGTATACCCCATCCATCTGCCCCTGGTTCTGCTGGTTTACCTGAAGCTGTTAAAGGTACATACCAGTATGCCAGCCCATAATTGTCTGTATCTAGGCTTGTCGCTTCGAAAAGCTGTTTTTTAGACATTCTGGGGGCAGGGTTGTCGAGCAGCTGTAAAAACGGGTGATCTTCAAGCGGATCTGATTCTTTAACTCGCGGATTTGTTCTATACAGTAACGGTTCATACGTGGATGCTTCATCGGCACGGATATTCATACAAGTAAATACGAGATTTTTGTATTCTTTCTGTAGGTCTCGTAGGTTGTTTGCTATCCAACCGTTTTCCACTGATGTAGCAAACGAATCGGTATATCCTGCACCTATAAAATATTTACCGACCGTAACGAAAGAATCTTTTATTTTTCCCATATCTGCTTTAGCCTTTATATAAAATCGAAATCATCTTCTCCAATAATAGTATCTTGCGCGAAACATAACGCTGCGGCGTCCGCCACGTCAGGTGATGATGCTTGTATGCCTTGTTCACGCATACGTTTTTTTAGTTCTTCTTTTGGTTGTATCTGGAATTTTTTTTCACTGTCTGTCTTAAAATAGATCGATGTGAGTTCGAACCAATCATCGTCGGCCACTATCCGTCCACCGTTTTTGAGCCATTCGTATAGCCCATAATACATTTCTGCTCTGACGTTCTTATATTTTTCTTTGTTATAGGCTGACTGTCCGAACTGTATATTTGTTGTGTATAGTTCTAGTTCTTCAAGGCGATCCCCTACACCTTTGCCGAGTCCTCCAGCGTCAGTAAAAACATAAGGGGCTTCTATATCGTGTTGGTCTATATAGTCGCGGATGAGTGATACTTGATCCATAGTGTTAGCTGAACGGTTCGTAGATAGTTTCCACATATACTGTTCGTTTCTTGCTACATAGGCTGAACGGTCGTTACCGCCTCCTGCGAAGTCGCATCCTAGATATTCAGGGGTTTCTCCTTCGGGGAGTTTATCTATGAAAGCTTCTTCTAACATTTTGTCTGATATGAGCCGTTGATATCCGCCTTCCATTATTGCGTCTTCGTCAGGGAATTCGCATTCGTATAGTTCACGAAAGAATGGTTCGTGGCGCATTTCTTCTACGAATTGTTCAGAGAAACGTTGTTCTTTTAAAGCCTGCTTATAGTCGATAAAAATCTTATAGTATTTATCGGAATGCCATGTGCGATAGAAATGGTTACGGTAGAACGGGTTACCTATCTTTAGTAGGTATGAGTCGGGTTGATCTCCTAACATACGCATCGCCATACCTTGAAGGTCGTCAGGGATTAGCGTCGCTTCGTCTTCCACGATGTTAGATGCGCCATGTCCTGTAAGTGATTCTTTTACACGTTTACGGTTCCTGGAGTCTGCTGTGAGGGTGCGGACTTCCCCGCCGTTAGTCCATGTGAGATGTTCTATGTTGCGTTTGTGTTTGAGCCGTTCCACTTGGGAAAGATTAGATCGGTCGATCTGTGATTCGAGTGTTTCGTTGTCATATAGGTGTTGTATTAGTTTTCCCATGATGATCTGGGTTTTCTCTGTAGAGCCTGCGAGGATAAGCCATGATTCTTTAAATACCATGGATCGTAGGAGTACTGCCATCGCGATTGTTTCTGATTTGCCGTATCGTGTAGGGGTTATGATCTGGTTTCTGAGATGTCGTTTAAGGAAGATAGCGTTGAAAATATCGGCTTGGCCTGGGGTCATTTCGAATGGTTGGCCGTTAGGGTTTTTGAACCATAGCCGGACGAGGTCTATAGCTGCCTGTTGTTCCCTGGTAAGGGTTTCAGAATACGTGTCCACATTCAGGGCATTCTATAGGTTTTTTTTCTTTTTTAGGTTTAGTTTTAGATGTCAGGTCATCTAGCATGCTTTCTAAGGGTTCGCTATCCAACTCGATAGTATCCAACAGAGATTCTAAAGATTCTTGGTCGTAATCAGCCAGAGCAGAAATAGCGTCGAAGATCGCGATCGCTTTGAGTTCTTCCTCTTCGCTTAGATCTACATATTTGACGGGAACTAATGGGATTCCAGCCGATATGTATTCTTCTACTCTGGCGTGTCCGTCTATGAGACGGCCTGTTCGTTGATTTACTGTTATTTCGTCGATTATTCCTATGGTGTCAAGCGATGCTCGTAGTGTTTCTCTTTGTTGTGCGGGGTGTCGTCGTGGGTTGTGGGGGTTTGCTAGGAGTTGTTCTGGTGGTTCTTCTTTGTATCCTATGATACGGTTCTGCCAGGTCATTTGTTTAGTGTTTCTACTATGTTGCGGATACCGTCGAATAGGTTTTCTGTGCTGTCGAGTTTTACTTCGCGGCGTTCTATGTATTCGCCTTCTAGTTCTAACAGGAATTTTGCGGATTGTGGGTCTTTGCGTTTCGCTAGTCCTTCTGCTACGAGTCCTACGATTCTTGGTTTTATTTCGGTGAGCCAGTTTTTCCAGGATATGTCTTGGTATTCTTCTGGTATTGGGCGTCGTTTCCAGTCGGTTAGGGTGTCTTCGTCTACTTGGAGGTGTTGGGCTAGTTGTTTTTGTGTTTTGATTCCTGCGAGTTCTCGGATGTCGGGGTTGTTGATGCCTTCTTGGTCGAGGTATTCGTGTCCTAGGATTTTCATTGGGCGGGTCATGTTTTGCCATACGAGGAATAGGCGGTATTCTCGTGGTTTGTCTGGTTTGAAATCCGGTTTTGTCCGAGTCATGTTTTTATTGTATCAGGGTTGTCCATTTATTGTTTTCTTTGGTGAATTTTATTTGTAGACAATTGTTGTCGGGGTAGATTGTTTCGTAGGGTGTCCAGTGTCCTACATCGATTTTTGTGTCTGTTATTTTAAGTTTGTTGTCTTGACACCATAGTACGTCTGTGCCTACTGGGGATTGTGGGTCGTATCGGAATGGTGTTTTGAGTGTGTCGGGTGTTGTGAGTAGGCAGTAGAGGCCTGCTGCGTCGCTGTTGCCTTCTAGTTTTGATGTGTAGGTGTTTGGGGTGATGTCCCATAGGCCGACTATTTTGATTCCGTGTCTTCCTGCTTGTCTTGCTGTGCAGGGTATGGGGTGTTGGAGCATTTGTTGGAGGATGTCGGGTGGGTATATCGTGTCGTCTTCTACGATCCATATTAGGTCTGTGTTTGTGATTTGTTGTCGGGCTAGGTTCATGTTATCTGCGATGCGTTGGCGTCTTTGTCCCATTGTTGTTTCTGGGATTGTTTCTTGTCCTGTGTGGGTTATTTTTGTGGGGTAGGGGATTTCGATGTTGTGTTTTTGGATTTGTGGGTTGTCTATGATGATGATCCAGTTGAGGGTTATGTTGGTGGTGTCGAGTTGGGTGATTTCTTGGCAGATTTGTTCGACGCGTTCTTCACGTGATATGAGCATTATGGCTGTTATGTGCATATTGTTTTGTATAGGGGTTTTAGGTTTCGCCATGATAGTTTTTCTGCTATCTGGTTTGCTTTAAGGTTTGATTCTGCCATGAATGTTTTATCTAAAAATTGGTTCATTGTTGCTATTAAAGATTCGATGTTGGGTTCGTATACATCTACGTTGACGTGTGCATAGCGGGTATGTTGATGGTCATGGAATTTATGTTTGAATGTTGCGTCGCATAACCAATTTCTAGGGAGGATATCGTCGTTAGGGGTGATATCTGTCATGACGACCGGCAGGCCACACGAGAGAGCTTCCTGCATTGGTAGGCAAAGCCCGCCGTATCGTCGAGGTAAAACTAGCACATCTCCAGACTGGTATATGTAGGATGGGTTTTCATGGTCGTAAACTATTTCTGCGGTAGTGGTTTTTAACATTTCTAAAACAGGTTGGAAGAATTGTTGTGCTCTTTCATCTTGGGGTGATTGAATAAAAATTTTTGCTGGTACACCCATATATTCGATTGCTTTCAAGAAAGATATT